CTATTGCTGATGCTGGTCAAGAAGCCAGAAATGAAGAAGTTAAGTTTTCAAGAGAGATAAAAAAATTGACAGAAATGGTAAGTAAGTCTATGCAAGAGTCCAATAGGGTGATAAAAAAGTTAGAGGAAATGGATTTATCATCTAAAAGAGATACACGAAAGATTGATAATAGTATAAAATATATACGTAGGGTGAAATAGGAGATTTTCACATGGCATATATTCAAGGTTCAGCAATAGAAAAGGTGAGAATAGGAAGTATTGAGCATAAGCTTGGTGATATACACGATTTTATTCAGGAGGAATATAAAGATGCTTTGCGTATTATTGCTACATTTGATGACCATGTGTTAGCCTTTAATGGAGAAGGCAAATTAAGGAATATTTCTTTTTTGATAGATGAAGATGGGAAGATGAGAATTAATGAAGACAAAGCATCTAGGTCTATTCCTATTATAAAAGAAGAAGAAATCCCATCTCATGTATCAAAAGAACTAAAAAGTATAGCTAAATCTATGATGAATGGTGATGATGTATTGCGAACTCGAGTTCGCGAGTTGGTGCCTTTTATTAATGATAAAGATATGATTTGGTTTTCTGATATTATGAATGGTATCAAAGAATCTACAAAGCCTAATGAGTGGAGTAAAATGTATGAGGCTAATGTAGAGCGTATAAAGACAAGACTTTATGGTCGCATTAGAGACATAGAAGGTGGAGTTCCTAAAACAAGATATTCTAGATTGCCGGAAGAAAGAATTTATGAATTTGCAAAAGAAGTGAATGAATCTATGTCAATTCTTCTTGACCGATATAAAATTATAATAGAAGGTTGCAAAGATTTATCATTTTGTGATAATAAGTTTTTAGGTGCCGTTTGTGAATCGTTGATAGTTGAAGCGCAGGCTGCTGTTAGTCTGCTTGGTAAGGCCGAAAAGTTGTCAAGGCATGAGGATTTGCCTTTAGTAGCAAAGGCACATGACAAATTGGCCGACCGAGCAAGGACAATGGTTTTGTTATCAGAATATCTGAAATTAAAAGCAAAACCTAACAACAAGGAGCGTTAATGCAATGACTCGTCAACGAATGAAGACAACATTAGAAGAGGATTTTTCAGCGCTTGGTATAAAAATGAATGCTGGAAGATCCGTGAAAATGTCTGGTATTATCGAGGAGGATAAAGATGATTCTCCCAAAGAACCTGAAAAGGATTTAGATGAAGACAATGATCCTTTCGATGGTGAATATGTCACCAATGAGCTTTTTGACAGGATAGAAGCACTTCCATTAGATGATTTGGAAGAAGATGATATTCAGAAAGTTCTTGATGGTCTTTCTGAAAAGAAAATTCCGGACAACAATGTTGATATTCTTGAAAGAGCTGAGAAGATAGTAACGGCCTTGAAAGAAGCAAAAGCTACTCGTCAGAGGCGTTTTAAGGGTGGTTCTACCGCAAGAAAAATGTCCTTTCAGTGCCCCCCTGGGATGCGTGCAGTAAAGACAGGTGGTGGCACACCTGTTTGTAGGCCATCTCATGTTGTAGCTGGTGGAATGGGAAAACTGGCAAAAGAAGGACGATTGAAAAAGAAATGGCGTAGAGGAGGCAAAGGCGTTGTTTCTAAGATGCGGTCAGGAAGGGTAGAAAAACGACGTAAGGGGCTCAGAAGCGAAGAGAATATGTCGTCATTTGCTCAAGAACTTTTGCTTTTATCAGAGGATATATCACGAGAAGAATCGAAGAGTGTTAGGGATGAAATTGTAGAGCGAATTGTTAATATAGTTGATTTTCTTAATGAGGAATTTTGTGATGATTCAGTGGCTGATATTTATACAGAGTCTGTAGATTCTGTTCTGGATATGTATGAAGCTGGTCGATTAGAAGAAGACGTAATGGATGATGAAGAGTTTATAGCGGAGTTGAACCCAATACTTACTATTATCAGCAAGTCAATTAATAAGCTGGATGATGGTGAGTTGGGAAACGATTAAACCGCTTATCAGAAAAAAAGACTGATGGATCAGGTGGTAAGCGGAAACGGAGAACGGCATATACGTCTGGGAGATTAGAATTGATTGGTTATGTTTCACCATTGAAGAGTTTGAGCTTGGATGGAAATAAAACAAGAAGAAAAATCTCTCCAGAAGCTAAGCGTAAACTAGATCGTAATCCACTTGCTAGAAAACGTGGTCTTCGGTTTAAGAGCTGGAGAAAGTGGTGATATTATGAGCATGAGAAAGATTTTAATCGAATCAACTCCTGTAACTCTTTCATTGGTAGAGGGTGCCGGAAATAAGACTATAGCACGTGGTGAATTTGGTCGTTGTGATGTTCCAACTCAGAATGGTAGGGTTTATCCTCAGAGATTAATGCAGCGAGAAATTGATCGTCTTCAAGAAGATTTGTCTCATAGGAGAATATTAGGTGAACTTGATCATCCTAGTGATGGAAAAACATCATTGAAGCGTGTTAGTCACGTGATAACTGGGTTGAAAATAAAAGATGGTATTGTAATAGGTGAAGCAGAGATTCTTAATACTCCTGAAGGAAAGACGTTGAAGGCTCTTATAGAGGCTAACGTTCAAGTTGGAGTATCAAGTAGAGCATATGGTTCTACTGCACCTGCAAAGGGACAATCAGAGGCAGAAGAAGTTCAAGATGATTTAATTTTGAAGACATATGATTTTGTTGCTGATCCTGCTGTAAAAACAGCTGTTCCTGGTATTTATACTGAAGATGTCGATGATCCAACATTGGCTAAGATGTTTTTAGATGAGTTTCCAGAAGTTGCAGAGTCTTTAAAAAATATGAATGATGGTGTTTTGTCTGAAGAGAAATTATCAGATAAAAATAAAGAAGCACCAAAGAAGGATAATGTTTCTGAACAGTTTGAAAGAAGACTTCGTGACGAAATTCTTGAACTAAAGGAAGTTGTTAGACAGGAAATAATTGAAGAGGTAGAAGCTGATCCTGAAATTGCTGGTTCAAAAGCTGTATTGTCAGCTATAGCTGAAATGGTGAGTGCTTATAAAAAAGATCCTAATGAGGATGATATAAAAGCTACTATTAAAGCTGGTGAGCTTCAAGTATCAGAAGCAAATAGAGAACGTGACGAAGCAATTGAAGAGGCTAAAGTATTAAAATGTTGGCTTGAAATTGAAAAAAAGATTTCTGGTCATCCAATGATTGAGTCAATTAGGAGTCTTTTGAATGGTAGAAAATTTGAATCAGCTGAAGATGCTGTTTCCGTTGTAGATACTATTTTAAAAGACCTTCCAGAGGGAGAAGTAATAAAAAAAGAAGAGGCAAAACTTCGCGAAGAAAATATAGAATTGAATGGTAAAATAACCCTGCTGCAAAGCAAGGTTGAAGAGTTGTCTAGTAAATTGTCGAAAGCTGCTAAGTTGGGAGAGCGCATAGACCTTCAAAGACGCAAAGAGATTGAAGAATATGAGTCAAGAATTTCAAAGATTGAAATTGAATCTCAAAATGCTATTAAAGAAGCTGAAGAAGCTAAATTAAAAGCAAAAGAGAGTAGTGAATTGGCTCGTAAAAAGTTTGAAGAAGCTGATTTGAAAGCCTATAAGCTTGAGAAGGTTGCACGTTTCACTAATGGTAGAGAGTTGATGGCCTTAATGGAAGATGTCCATGATCGGTCTCGTGTTGATACGTTGATTTCTGAGAGAGGGTTGACTGAGTTAGGAGATCCTACTCTTCAACGAATGAGAAACTCACTTGGTAAAGGACAAGTGAGTGAAAAACCAATTGTTGAAGAAACAATTCCAAAGAAACAATTCAGAACTGAGTTAGGACATGACCTTGGTGAGATTGTTACTTTGGCTGGGATTTCCAAGGTGGATTAACAACGATCACATTTTAAGGAGAGTTAGATTATGAGTACAGAGGCAAGGCAGCTTCTAGAAATGGCAGGGCCAAATACTATCCATGATGATAGTTATGCGAATGCTTGTATTTCTAAATGGAAACCATTATTAGAATCAACTGGTAAAGATGACCCAATTGAAATTCCATGGAATAGGAAAGTTACAGCTGTTCTTCTTGAGAATGAGATGCAGCATCTCAAACAACTCAATGAAGATACGTTGTCAACAAATACTGGGTATTTCACCAAGTATACATTCCCGATTCTTAGGAGAGTATGGCCGAATCTGATTGCAAATCAAATTGTTAGTGTTCAGCCTATGACTTCACCTGTTGGTGGTATTTTCTATTATGAAAGACGATACACTGATAGAAAAGGCACAAAAGTTCCATATCTCGGGATTTCGAAGGATCCAACAGAGATGAACTATGAAGGTGAATTGGATGCTGGCGATAGTATGGTTCGGAATTTTGGTAGATACTATTCGTCTGAGTTTGTGGATTATGATTGTGTTTGTACGGATACTGGAACGAGTACATCTTCTTTAACGAATGCTTCTACTAATTGTAGGACTACAGATTGGTCTCCAATTCGTGCTAATGGTACCGTTGGTCAGCGTACATTTTATGTTAAATTCTATTATTCAATGGCGACTGGTCCAGTAGATGTAATTGCGACTATGAATGATGCTGGTAATTTGATTGATAATACTGCAAATACGAATAATGTTGGTACATTTGATATTACTGACGGTACTTGGTCAATTACTCCAGCGGATGCTTCTGGTAGTGCAGATAATTTTGAGGATAATACTGTTGTTTATGTTCAATATTTTGTTGAGTGGGAGAAAGTTTATCAGACTAGTGGAGCTAAGATTCCTAGCGTTGATTTAAATATAACGCTTCAAACTGTTCAGGCAGAGAGCAGGAAACTTAGGGCGCGTTGGACGGTGGAAGCTGTTGACGATATGCGTGCACTTCATGGAAT